TCCTGAAATTTCATATTCTACTACTTGGGGTGATTCACCAGCTGCAGTTCTTAATGAAAAGATTAAGAAGTTTACTCAGCACAAGTGGATGAAAATGTTTGCTCAGCAAAGAAATACTTACAAACCGCCATTAGTAACTGACGGTTGGACACAGCAATTTCCTAAATCTGCCGAACCATTAAGTATATCTTTTAAATTCAGAGCATATCCGATAAATAACTATTATAATACCTCTGCATTTAATGATATTATTCGTTTATTAGTTTTTGTAACAACACCACAATATTTTAGACTTTCTGATACTATAACATCACAAGCACAATCTGTTTATCAAGCTTATGATAAAGGTGAAGAATTAGCTGGAATCATGAATAGTTTAAAAAATAATCTTGGTAATGAAAAGATTTCATTTAGAGATATTGGTAATTCTATAAAAAATAATAAACTTGAAGGAAGTTTAGCATCTAAAAACGTTAAACAGGACATAGACCATTTAAAAGAATTTATTGAAGGTCTTGGCAATATGGAAGATAATGATACTGGTGGTTGTCCATTAATAAAGCTTGATATTAATGGTTTAATTAAATCATCACCTAAAGTAAAATGGTTATTAAAATCATGGTCATTTAAACCATCATTAAATACAACATATAATAATAATCCAATATATGTAGATTTTAATGTATCATTACAAACACAATATGTATTAACCGATACTGATTTAACAGAAATATTATGTTAAACATCATTCATTGGTGGTTTCATTACTGGTGCTGGTCTTGCTAAAATTTTATTCCATGTATCACGAGAATAAACTTGGTCTAATGCACAAGTAATTTCAAAATCGTAATAAACAGGATCATTACCATCACGTTCTTCTGATGCTTTATAACTCCATTCAGAAATATAAACGACTAATGGTTTTGCCATGTTAAAGATGACATTATCGTAAATATTTAGATGCCATAACTTTTCACCTAGACTATTTTCAATATTCATAGTTTCATAAACACGGTTTTCATCATATTTAGAAACCATAATATCGCCAATAGCATTGGCATTATCTTTAATAAATTTTCCTAATTTACGAATATCATTATTTTTTGCTTCATGTGGTGCTTTTGCTTCAAAAGCATCTTTTATTTTCTTTTTCGAAGAATCACCTAATGTATCTTTAATTTTTGATGCTGCTTCATTGCTTAATGATGAACATTTACCAACAAAATCATCAATAGCACCTTCTAAATCTTCATAAGAAATATAAATTTCACTTGGGTCTTCATTACCAGACATAGTAACCGCATTAAGTCTACCAATTTCAACCGGGGCTAATGTTACATTAGAATTTGCTGCTCTAGTATCTGTAAAACTTGCAGTAAAAGTAATAGGAGTATATGCACCACCCCAACCTAAATATTCTGTTACAGTTTCATTGTTTTTCTCAATCTTCATGTCAATTTTAAAAACATCATTTGCAGATGCAAGTGCAGAAATATCTGCTAATGCTGTTTTAATTGCATCTATTTGTGCTTCAACAGTCATAGATTTAGAAACGAAATCATTACCTTCGCTTTTTGAATTTGACTGACCTGCTGTAACATCTGTAGTATTCTTTAAAGCGGTTACAGAACTATTTGCAAGTTCTGCAACATCTTCACCAGTATTATATGCTGTTGCTATAGCATTAAATATATTATCTGTAGCTGCACCTATACTAAATTTATTACCATCATTAATTGATGCAAATTTAACGAGATACTTCTTCCACATTTCAACATTAGACTGTCCAAAGGTATCTCTAGTATAAATTCTAAACTTTAACGGTATTGTTGAAGGAGCATAACCAGCATAGACCTGTTTCGTCCAAGAACCAGCCTTAACTATATTTTTAAATCCTGCACCCTTTGCACCAATAGCATTAAATATTGACATTAAGTCATTAGTCATGAAATTAGATAAAATATCCTGCCATTCATTACCAGGACCATCTTCATAATTAACAGTAAAACTAATTTCTGGCAAATCAGAAAGTAATCCATGTAACTGGATAATTTCAGGACCTGCAGGAGTATCATAAGTGGTTGATAGGATAAAATGTGACAAGCCTGTTTTGCTGTCATGCTCTATCTTTGGTCCTGCAAAATTTCTTATTTCCTTGTCAACCATTTATTATACCTTACTTACTGATTTTTCTTGCAAATATTCCTTTAATCATGCCATTATTTGAAACATATGGAATCTTAAATAATAATGCATGATTATCTTCATCAGCTTCAACATCTGCATTTGCTCTATCGATTGTAACTGGAACCCAATATTCAATAGTGTCAAATACAGTATTTACTATTCTATCTAATTGATTAAAATTATCAAATAATACTTGATATAATGGAGAACCAAATGATAAATTAAATAAACGTTCATGTGGTTCTGTAACAATGACCATCTCAATCATCTGATCCAATGCATCTTTGTTCCATACTTCGACACCACGTAAATCAGCGTTTAAATCATAATATTCGCTGTCAATCTTACTGGTTTCTAGCCAAGTATAATCTGGATTTTTATTTAGTTCTAACATATAATATTTATATACCTAAAATTAACAGATAACATTAGTATTACCAGTGCAATGCGGCATTCCAGTAATAGGACAAATAGGTAAGTTATTAACCAACTGTTTTGCCTCATTTTTACCAAGCATAACAAATCCCAACTTAGAATCTACAGTTACATTACCAAATTCAGAAGTAACAGTAGTATCACCATTTGTCTTTATTTCTGTATCACCATGACATTCAATTTTGATATTTCCTTGTTGAGAATATCTAGCACCAGTATTGATAGTTAAAGAACCATCTGCACCGATTGTTATATCAAAACCACTTCTATGATGAAATTTTGTTTCACCATCAAAACGATTCAAAGTTAGATAATCACCTTGGTCAGTTTCCATAAGAACCATCTTATGAGGATAATTCTCCAACTTATTAATCATTATATTTTTGGTTTTATTCTTAGCAGTCATTTCACTAAATGCAATAGAGTCATAAATTGGTTTCTGAATGTCACCTTGATCGAAATATCCTCTGACAAAAGTTCCAACTTCAGGAACAACGAAACTACCATTCGAACCGCCGATATAACCAATATCAGGTACTGCCCATGGCAATGCGAATTCTGCTAATTCATCATAATAACCAAAAACAAGAATCTTTACACGACCAAGCATTTCTGGATCTACATTATCAATAACTTTACCAGTCCATCTGTCATGCGGGTCTTGTGAAAATTTTTCGTAAGTGTCTGCTTGTTGTTCCTTAAAACCAGAATCAACCTTACTCATTATTTCATTAAGCATTTCATCTGTATTCATTGCCATAAATAAACCTACTTCTTATTAATATCACTTTCTTTTTTCAACTGGCCTACACCATTGATACCATCGTTTGCTGCGATTATATTTATTGTGTAATTAGACCTTGGATAAAAATTATGAACTAATCCGGTTACGATATAATCGCCAGACTGGATAGTTCCTGGATTATAAGTTGAATCTACACGGACATTTATCTTATCACCAAGATAAACCATCTGTAATGGGTCAAAATCATAATCTGGTTGGTTAACTGCGTCAACAGTCAAAGAAACAAATTGCTGGAAGAATGCACGTTTAATACTTTCATTATGTTGTGGGGCATAATCATAATTTTCATGTGTCTGTTTAAAGTGCATCTTAGAGAAAGAATATCTAAAATTCTGTACTTGTCCAGGTGATTTATTACTAATTTGTGCAACTCTTATTTTATTATCATGGAATTCTTTATAACGCAAACATGCATCATTAAGAGTTACATTCTTAATATTCTTCGGAACTTTCGGTTTGATAGTAAGCGGATTTATGCTCTTAACATGATATGGATTGTAAATATAAGTTTTTACACCATAAGCACCTTGGTTCTGAATATAACCAACGTTATTAAACGTCATATCTGTAAATGTTCTATATCCACTTGGCTTTCTATTCGGATTATTTCCCGTTGGCTTATACTTCATATCATATAAAGTTTTATGAATATAAGTATATTTTGTAGCGCCATTACACATTGTATTTAATGTATTATAAATTGCAGTGCCTTCCTTGTTTACATAAAGAATCGGCATATCATCGTCGCCAACCCATGCATGTTTTGTTACCTTCTCTGCAAACTCACTATAAGTTAAGCTGCAGTTAAGCCATGCCATACTATCACTTGGTTCTGTAGTTAAATTAGAATAAAATCCTAAACCACCGCGTGTGCAAATTAAACGTAACAATTCTTCACTAGTATATTGCTTTTCAATATTAAGCGCATCGATTTCAGTTACTGGCCAAACACAAATATCATTCAAATATTTTTCTGCTGGATATATACAATTCAATTCATAAATGTAATCTTTCTTATCCAAATCAAAAACATAGTTAATTGATTGAATTGTAAAATTTGAATTTACATAAGGTCTTGGAATAACATCTTTATTCTTAACAATTGGTGTAATCTTAACATTGATTGTATAACCAATCTGAAAACCAACAGTATTGAAAAGAGTACCAACATCAGACAAAACAAGTTTCAAAGTTGGAAGTTTTGAAAAGAAACTTTCTTTAATCTGAATCTTATCTATCTTATTTGTCGGAATCGGATATGCTTTTTGAATATCATCACTACCATACAAAACTTCTATTACGTTATTAACAGAAGCTGTTGGACCAGACTGCGATGCAGATGATGGGTCTAATATGTTCTTATCATTTCCGTCTGCCATTACATACCTATAGTCATACCATAATCACCAGTTTGCCAACTTGATAATTTAAGTTCATTAACGATATAATATGCGTCATCTGCGTTCTTTGGTTGTTCAAAACATCTAAATCCTTCATCATTTGTAAACAAAATATATTGTGAATTTTGTGTCTTCAAATAAATGCAAAGTTGCATTGCACCGACAACCATAAAAATATCTTTCTTAATTTCATACAATTCAGCAAATGGCTTTATAAAACTCAAATCTGGTTCTGTTAAATTTTGTAAACGCTTTAATACTTCATTTATTAAACTTGGTTTTGACTTTAATAATTCATCAATATCTCTTGCGCATTTACGATTAAAATGGTCATGAGAAGAACCAGTGCCAAATAGAGAAAATATAGAATAAATGATTGATTTGTTCATTTGTCTATATACTTTACTGTCACCCGATAATGTAGAACGAATGCCTTTAAATTCACAACGTTTACCTGATTTAAAATCTACAATATCACCTTTACCGTTTGCAAATCCAAGATTAGAGAAGCAACTTACGAAAAGAAATTCTCCTTTTCCTATAGCCGGTCTTGTAGTTGTTACATCTAATGCAAGCTTTATATAATCAGATTTTAAATATTCTGCCAAATTTGCACGTCTTAAAAAATCTGACCATTTAATCATATCAAACTTCTGAAAATTGAATGTATTTTCTTCTAATTGTTCTAATAAATCAGCTGGGTCAGCCATCAAAGTCCTACCCAGAATCATATCATGTTGTTCAATAAAATCTTCAGGTTCTCCGGATTTTCCGCATTTTTTCGGTGTCCAGAACTTAGTTAAGCAATCTTTTAAGTTATTTGGATTCATATACTATTTATAAATAATGTATGAGTTTATGCAATATTTATGGCTATTTAACGACCAAAACTATAAAATTATCAGATTCTTATCAGGTTCGTTTAAAACTTGATGATGCTGATTTTTGGAATGATAATAGCCCAAAAGAGAACAGATATGCTTTAAAAACCACAAAGCCAGAAAATGGTGAAATTGAGCTTTGTGAATGCACTTCTGTTACTTTACCGTCATATAAACCAAAAGAAGAAATCTTTGAATATGGTAACAATAGCAAAACCATTATCTATATGGACCCAACATCTTTGGGTGATTTAGAAATAGAACTAATTGAACATTATAGTGAAAATGGAACACTTGCTATTACTAATCTGGTAAATTTATTTTTGTCAAAATTATTTGATGAAGACACATTCGAATATAAATTGACTGATTATATTCCAGAATTAACTGTATATGTTTTTAATAATATTTTTACAACCGTTTATTTAAAATATGTATTCAAAGAATTAAAGCTTGTAGACTATACTAAATTTGATCTTGATTATAGTTCTGCAGATATTGCAAAATGGACTTTAAAATTTTCATATCGTTCCTTCTATGTTCTTTCTAGTGAAGAAGATGCTTATGCAAAAGAAACTAAGAATGAAGAACCACCAACAGCACAAGAATCTCCTGCTCCGACAGAAGAAGTTACTGCTCCAGTTATTGAAGAAACTAATCCAGATAGTCCATTACAAGAAACAACCAATAGTGGAGAAACACCAGCAGAAAATGTTACTGATATTACTGTTGACACACCAAGTCAAGACTCTGCTCTTCCAGATTTAAATAATACTGCATTGCAAAATGAATTTAATTCCGCTGGTGAAGTTCCAACTGGTCAAGATAATGTTACCGATGTTGTTACAGAACAAGAACATCCAGAAACTAATACTGATAATGAAATTGTATTAAATAATGTTCTTATTCGAGCAAATGAAAATAATAATCCTGTTGACTTAAATTCGTTATCTCCTGAAGATAGAACTGATGAACTCGCATATAGAATGATGCGAGGTGAACTCGATAATGGTAAACCTAGATATGATAAAACTTATGACGCTGGTTATACTGAAGAAGAACGTGCTAAAGCGCAATCTATTGTTAATCAGAAGGATTGGATAGGTCTTAAGGAAAGACATGATGAAAGAGTTGCTAAAGCCGAAGCTGAAATTGCAAATTCTATGGAAATTGCTGCACGGTCAAATGACAAAATAAATACAATTCTCACAAAGAATGATAAACAAGATGAAAAGGTAAATGCAAAATTAAAACAGATTGATGAAAAAATAAAATCTAAAAAAACTGATATTGTAGAAAAACCTGCTGCATCTGGTCATACTGTTTTTGAACAGGCGCAAGTTGCAAAGACTGAAGAAAAGAAATCAGAACCAGGTCTTGCTGGTAATGTAAAGACAGAAACTAAGATTGAAGATAAGAAGGAAACTACAAATGCTTCTTCTAAGAAACCAAAAGATCCTCTTAATACTTATGCAGATGATAGTGGACCAAAATATGTAAGTGGTCAAGAAAGTAAAGAAGGTCTTACTTTGAACCAATGGGCATATATTTCTGCTAAACGTGATTATGAGGAAGAAAATGACCAAAAGAAACGTAATTCTGATGGATTCAGAGGTGTAAACTTCTCTGTTGGTTCTACTCAAGTTCCAATGAAAGAAAAGATGAAGTTCCAAGAAAGATACCATGAAGAAATGAAGAAACGTCAAGCAGTAAATGTATCAAAAAGTTAGAATTGTTAAATTATAAATAATAAAAGGAATTTTTATGGAAGAAACAGAAACTTTTATATCATATCTTGCTGGAACTAATGAGGCAGAATATCAGAATTTGTATACTTTCGCAGTAGATTCTCTTACATTTGCCAATAAGGTCCACATTTTCCACTGGTCTTGTGATTCTGGTTTCCACCACACACATTTCCAGACAGTATACGAAACAATTAGAGATTTTGCAGATCAACTCGTTGAAATCGTCTTGGCTACTGGAACACCTTTTAAAGTTGCATCCAAGAACTACATGATTTCTGATGAAATCTACAATAAAGAAAATGCGCTTAGAAAACTTCGCTTCTATATTGATGAAGTTGAAAAACTTTCTGAACAATTCAAGAGCAAAGTTGCATTGAATAATCTAATGTCTGACACAGTTCAGAAATTAGAAAATGAATACGGATTACTTTTAAAATTTACCTAAGGAGAATTTAAAATGAAATTTGAAGACGCAGTTAAGATTGTTCAGAAGAATGGCTATCATCTTGTTAGAAAGACAGATAAGAAGCAAGTTTCTGAATCAAAAGAAAAAGAAATGACTCCAGAAGAAAAGCTTGCTGAAGCAAAGCGAATCGTTAATGCAAACGGTTTACGTTTTGTTAAGGAATCTAAGAAATATTCTGGCAAACATCCGGTTTTTGATTCCAAGAAATTCCAAGATTATCTCTTGAAGGAATGCGGACTCAACTGCGATGGCGATGAATGTTGCTCAACTGACCATAGAGAATGTTGTGACGATCAAGAAGTAAATATCTGCCCTGATTGCGGTGGTGAAGGTTGCGAACATTGCAACTTCCAGGGGTACATCGAATGGGAAACTGACCCGAACAATATTCCAGATAATGAAGTCTATAACGATATTGATGATTTCGATATTGAAAATGACGACGAATCTTACGAATATGGTCCTGAAGAAGCTGATGAATTCCTCGACGATATGTCAATGCAAAGCTTCAACAATATGCAACGTGGCCGTGGTCCATTATATTAATAAAAGTCAAATAAAATTTACATAAGACTGTCACTTGACAGTCTTTTTCTATATTTGTATTACGAATTATTAGAGGATAATATGAATATAATTAAAGCAAATCCAGATATGACTCCTGAAGAACAATTATCTGGTGATATGAATAATTCTATCTTTCTAGCTGGTCCTTGTCCTAGAGAAGACTATAATAATGACTGGCGAAATGAAGCATATGAAATACTTGAAAAACTGGGTTTCACTGGTAAAGTCATTACTCCTACAAATGCAGATTTCCAAAAACTTCGTGATAAGTATGGTAAGGAAGCATTGAAACAACAGACAATATGGGAATATATTGCGATGAAGAAAGCTTCTGCCATTGTTTTTTGGGTTGCAAGAGATATTAAAAAGAAATTTCCTGCATTTACCACCAATATTGAATTCGGCGATTGGTTTGATAAACCTGGAGTTTATTGCGGTTTTCCTGATTGGGCAGAAAAGAACGACTATCTCAAGTGCAGACTTGATATGAAGAAAATCAAGTATTGGAATAATCTCGAAGAACTCTTGAAACATGTTGTCAAGAAACTTGAAAAGTCTCCTACAGATATGTTCTTCACTTCTGATACACATTTCTCTCAAGAAAGAACATTGGAATTATCCAGAAGACCATTTGTTAACCTTTTTGAAATGGATTTGGAAATGATGAGTAACTGGAATAAGACTATTACAATGAACGATATTGTTTATCATGCTGGTGACTTCGGAGATGTCTCTACGATGAAAAATATCCTATCTGATTTGAATTATAAGCAGCTTATTTGGGTCATGGGTAATTATGATAGGAAGATAGAAACAGACGTTAATAAGGTCGTTTCTGAGCTAAAAAACAGGCATATAGACGTTGTATCTAAGGCTACATTTGAACATAATAAGAAAACTTATTATGTAATTCACGAACCAGATGAAGGTAAGACACATCCTCGTTATCCTGATAGTATTGTTCTTTATGGTCACATCCATGGAAGAGCATTTGCTAAGAAAAACGGATTTGACTTAGCAACTGATTATCATAGATATACACCTATTTCTATGGAACAAGTTGAATGGTTTACGAACGCGATTCAATACTGGGACCACAACGTGTTCTGTGAAAAAGCATCCATATAAAAAATAGAGGTTTTAAAACCTCTATTTTTATTTTATGTAAATTTATTTTAGATTGCCTTTAACCAATCCTTGAAGGCTTCAACGATAATCTTAGAACCAATATCATCAACCTTCTTATTGAATGCCTTAGTAGCTTCATCAACCTTTTCTCTCTTTTCAATATAGAGACCAGTTGCTTCATTAAGAACCCACTTAGAAGCATATTGGACAGATTCATACATTGCATCAGCATAAGCAACTTGAGCAGATGGCATATAAACAGCGTCGATTGTTGCAAGAGAATAGTCATCTGCAACCATGTTACCTTCAGTTAAGTTACCAGTTCCACGAGAGGAAACACCCATACGAACACCGTCATTCAAAAGGGATTCGAGAATCTTTCCACATGGAGTAGTAAGAACCTTAGCCTTACCGATTGCAAGATTACCGTCCATCTTCAATTCTGTAATCAAGATTGCTGCACGGTCTGGGTTAATTTCGATTGATTCTGGGTGAGAAAGTTCACCAACAGCTTCACGCGATTCAATAAGACTCTGGAACTTATTAACTTCTCTTTCAATAATTTCCCTAGAATAGATACGACCGTTTCTGTTAGTATCTACAGCCTGAAGGAAAGGACCAGAAATATACATGTGCTTTACGCCGTTAGTTTCTTCATTAAGAATCTTTGATTCGGCAATAGCAGCTTCATTTAATAACTTTTTAGCTTCCATATTTAAATTCCTTATATTCTATTAATATATTTATAGTTTAATATTTAAATTTTTCGGAATTAGGAAGTTATAAATAATATAAATAACAATTAAAGGACTTTAATATGACATTTTTAGAAGCTAAGAAAATAGTTGAAGGTAAAGGCTATCACGTCGTCAAGAATTCAGAAGGCGAAACTTTCCGTCAACGTGTTGCTCGTGAAGAGCTCGAAGAAGCAAAACGTATTGCCGAAGAAGCAGGTTATCAATTAATTCGTGAAGACGAAGAAATTGAAGACGATGATGAACTTGATGAAGGTTGCTGTGGTTGTAGTGGCAAGAAAAAGAAAGGTAAGAAGAAAGGTAAGAAATCCGATTTTGTTCCTTTCTGGGCAAAGAAGAAAGACAAAGTTGATGAATCTTTAGAAGATGACCTCGACTTAGAAGGTATGACTTTGGACGAAGGTTTCGGAACTGCTGGTGGAACTCCACTTTCTCAGCTCTGTGAAGAATATATCAGAGATGGTTATTTTACAAAACTTGCTGCTGAAATCGGTCTTGATGCTGCAAAGGCAGAATTCCTCGAAAAGGCACGTAAAGTAACTGGTGATAAGTATTATAAGACATTATACTCCAGAATTATGGGTGCAAAAAATCCAACTGCTGTTCTCTTTGTTATTCAAGGAACTATGTTCGGTGGTTCTAACATGGACCTTGCTGCAGGTACTAGACAATCTGCTTATCATAGAAATAGACGCTAATAAAATATTACATAAAAATAAAACCGGAATTAACGTTCCGGTTTTTTAATATATAAAATATGCAGAGAATATATATTGAACAAGATATTATTGACATAATAAAGAAATATAAACTTTATTCTTGTCGTATTTCACAATATATGTATCTTATCGGCTTTAATCGTCATTACCTATTTGGTAATATTTCTATAGTATCTAACGAACTAATATGCTATATACATTTCAATGCTGGACGTTCTCGCCTATTCAAGAAATATGTATTTAACGATGAAGAATTTAATAAAGATATTTCCTGGGCAATGGACGGTATGATGGAAAAAGAAAACTATAAAGTCGATAAAAAAATTGAAGAATTATTAAAATAAAAAACCTTAGATTTTACTCTAAGGTTTTTTAAATTGTTTATAATCTGTTAATGATTATTCTGGTTTCTTCCATTCTTTCTTGATTTCTTCATCACCAACAACGATACCAGTTGCATAATCTGGGCTCAAGACTGCAGAAGCAGCATTGATTGCACTGAAACCAGATGCGATCTTGTCATCATCAAAGTATTCAGGTGCAGTCCAACCAGATTGTGGAAGAACGTTGAAGATTCTCTTGTTGAGAGCACTAACACCACCAGAAAGTTCGTAAACTGGCTGAGTAGTGAAGTGGAACAAACCGTCAGAATATGCCTTGTAACCAGCAACACCAGCAGCAGATGCAGCAGCATCATCAGCAGTTACAAAGTAAACGTCGGTCTTCTGGAAGTAGTCATTACCCAAATTGTAAATGTCTTCTCTACGTTTCATGGTTATTTCTCCTAAATTTTCCTATGCACGGGACCATTCCCATACACCTATTTTATTTATAAAAAATTTTTGGTAATTCTTGCGCAAAAGTTTACAGATTTATTTTCGTAATATATTTAGGTGGAATTGCATTGGTTACATATACTGCTTCACGCTTAGTTGGGTCTTGATAGACTTCATATCCTTTAGGCAAAGTTACTTTATAGACATAAACTTCAGACTTATCGCAATTATGTTCTGATGCAACCATGTCTATTATTTCGTTTGGATCGCCAGCTAATGCAACAGGAACCAGATAAATTCTATCATCGTATACATCATAATCATTATCAACTTTTCTTGATTTTAAACGTAAACCTTTTTTATCAAGATCCTTAGCCAAAGAACAATGGTAATATTCTTGTGCGCCAATGTTTAGTGGTTCTTTCTGATTCTTCGGTGTAATATAGATAGGGTCAAAAGGAAGAGGTTTTCCTTTATCATTGTGATGAATACTACAATAGAAACCTGCAGAATCACAAATCTTTATAACTTCTTCTTCTGTTATTTCATCTAAAATCATAGGCGAAATAAGTATTAATTCTTCTGGTGCATATCTATCAACTCTAAGATAATCATCTAAGTTTCCACCATCTAATGCTAGATTAAATAGTTTTTTAAGCTTAGGAACATTTGCATAAATGCTTTCGTTTAAATTGTAAAAATCTTTAAATCTCATATGTATTATTTATTATTAAATAAAAATACAGGCCATAAAGACCTGTATTTTTAAATCTGTTTGTTCAATAACGATTACCAAACGAGAGCTTCTGGAGCGTCTGCGAAGAGTCCGTTGAACTTGAGCAAGCGATAATAGTTTTCAGCACCAAGCATGTTGTGTGCGAAACCATAACGGCTCATGATACCGACTCTTGGAGAGAAGTCGTTAGGATCGATAGCCTGGTTGACAACACCGGTAACGTATGGGCAGAAGATAACACCTGCATCATAGAGGCTAGAGCCCTTGAATGCTAAGAGAACTTCACCGTTGTCGTTTGCACCGAATTCGTCAACAGCATACTGGTCACAGAAGACCTTAACAACACCGTTAAGAGTACCCATTTCCGGAGTAACTGCAGAACCGTTAACTTCATGAGCAACCTTGGTGAACCATGGGTTAGCAACCTGAAGAACAGTAGCAACGTCTGGGGAGACGACTGCAATGTTAGCAGCACCACGACGAGTAGCGGTACGAATGTCGTTAACACCCTTCATGATGTGAGTGATGATAAGACCGAAACGTTCCTGAGAGTTTGTACCAATGAAGGAATCGTTGTTAGCGAGGGTCTGATCAGCCTTGTTGTAAACACGTGGAGTACAGAGGCTCTTGCAGCGGCCGATTGTTTCACGGTCCATTTCTGCAGTCATTTCCTGCTGGAGAACGTTGATCATTTCAGTCATCATTTCGATACCCTGCATAGCCTTAATATCAGCTGCAGATTCGAGAGAGAAGCTAGCAGCGAGCTTACGGGTCTTAGCAACGATAGACTGACGGCTGAGCATAAGGCCAAGTTCTG